GATAATCATAAAGTATTAAATAAAGACATGTATACTTGTTGCAATAATATAATTGGTGGACAATTTGCTGTTTCACGTTCACAGATAAAGAATACACATCTTCACACATATATAGGGCTTAGAAGCGAACAGGAGTACCCAAACGCTGAAATAGATCATTACATAGAGAGAACGTGGGGTTCGTTGTTCTGTCATAATTATGTTAATGAATAAATGAATGAATGAATGAATGAATAAATAAATAAATGAATAAATAAATAAATAAATGTATTATAATAATGGATGTGATTACTTTTAAAGATCTAAATGATGATCCTAAAAATATAATTTTAGATAAAGCGAGAAAAATAAATTTGCCGAAAGTACCAAAATTTATTAAAACAGATAAACAAAGGGAGAATTTATTATTACAAATATGTAAATATAAATCTTTTGATTTTACTAGTAAAAAAAATAAATTAAATAAATTAAGTCATTTTTTTTATGTTTTTATGTCAACAATTAGCTATGAACACGCGCTTGAACTAATTGATATTGAAGAAGAACAAGGATTCCCACAAGAGTATATTCCAAGTCCATTTTTTTTTTCTGGACGGCGAAATCAAGGTAAATTTAAACTTTGTATGTTAAATCTTGTTGATCAAAATACTATAATAAATAAACGTAATATTATATATCTTGAATTATATTTTTTAAATAAGTATAAAATAGTTGATCAATATTTAAATCCAGATGTTAGCGTAGAATATGGAACTGCTGTACTACACGAATTATTTTTGAAAATTCGTTCAGCCGATATAATATCATTAATAAATGATATAGTTAAAAACAATTATCACGAGGTTGTTTGTTATTTAAATGATGAAATGATTGAATATACAAAATTTAATAAAGCAACTGCTGTTCTTGATAAATTATGTTATAAAAGTGTTATTAATAAGAGTGAATATAATTTAACATTAATAACAAAATATTATAAAGATTTTTTAATACAATTTTTTGGAGTTAATAGTTTTGAAGACTTTACTATGTATTCAAAAAAAAAGAAAATTATTAATAATGAATTAATATTACGAAGACAAAATTTATATATTACTTTAATGACTGAATTAATAAATCCATGGGGTGTATGGGGTATGCATAATAATTATAAACCTTTTGTAAATAGTAAAATGTTAACAAATTTTATACAGTCAATTCTTTTTAAAAATGAATATAATAAACCTTTAATAATCGGTAACATTTTAAATATTATACACCCATTACTAACTGAATTGGATATTAAAGGTATATTTAATTATTTAACAAGCAGTAACCCAATTCAAGTTTGTGATTTTATATTCGACGATATACAAAGTAGAAAAGAAGATTAATATTACAAATTTATAATTAATTTAAAACTAATAATCGAATAATAAAAACGAATAAAACTAATAAACGAATAAAACGAATAATAAAATGAACCCTCTTTTTCTTTATGATGTTTATGATAATACCAACAAAGAATCAGAACAAATCTCCGAAGAATATAATTTAAGAAGACGTTTATATTTAGTGTCAGCCGCAAATATTCAGGCAAAAAAACTGATTGAGTACAGTGAAAATACAAAAGAATATAAACAATTACCAATAATTCGAACTTCGCCACCAATCATCCCCGGAACATGCGACCGATTTTCAGATGAAGAATGGGAATATGAAGTAAAAAATTCTAAAAAATGAAATTATGAAAAATGAAGTAAAAATTCTAAAAACTAAAAAATTAAAAAATTAAAAAATTAAAAAAAAAATAATGTGAAATTCTAAAAAAATAATGTGAAATTCTAAAAAAATTAAAAAATTAAAAAATTAAAAAAAATTAAAAAAAAATAATGTGTAATTATAATAAAAATGAACGTTAAAGAAATTGTATATTATATGAGTCTTTTTTTGGTTTTAATTGGGGGTATCAATTGGTTGGTTACTGGTGTCAGAAGTTTAATGAACGAGTCTGACCCACAAGTTGACGATTTATTAGAACTAATTAAATTACCACAAGAAGTTAGTAATATTATATATATAGTAGTATTTGTAGCAACATTAATTGTTATGGTCCCATTTTTAAAAAGAATGGCGTAAATCAGACGATAAATACAAATTAAAGTATTCGGGTATTAGATTTTTAGAGTATTCGGGTATTAGATTTTTAGAGTATTCGGGTAGTATTATTATTTTTAGAGTATTCGGGTAGTATTATTATTTTTAGAGTATTCGAGTAGTATTAAAGCATTAAAGTATTAGAGTATTCGAGTAGTATTATTATTATTTAAAGTTTTATTATAATAATAATTAAATGACAGATTACACAAGTATTCTTGAACAAAATCGCGCCGAAACTGATGATAATTATAATACAGATTATTTTATTGAAAGTGTTAAAAATAATTTAAAAAACGTAAAAGAACCATTAATTCTGTCTTTGTCTGGCGGAGTTGATTCAATGGTTCTTTTATTTATTATTAAAGTAATTATTGAAAAGGATATAATTGCTATTCATATTAATTATAATAATAGAAAAGAAACTGATTTGGAGAAAATATACCTTCATGATTATTGTAAAAAACTTGGAGTAATTTTTGAAAGTACAACTTTTGAAATTAAACGACGAGATATACGAAGAACAAATTATGAAAATTATTCTACTAAAACGCGGTACTTATTTTATGAAAAAATGTTAAATAAATATTCTACAAGCACGGGTAGTATTATTTTGGGTCATCATAAAGATGATATAATAGAAAATATTTTTCATAATTTTATGAATACTAAACATTTATTTAATTTAAGTTCAATAAGTTTAATCGGCTTTCGTTTGGGTGTAAATTTGATTCGTCCACTCATTGAATTAACTAAAATTGAAGTATATTCATTTGCGAATGTTTTTTTTATTCCTTACTTTAATGATACAACCCCCAACTGGTCAAACAGAGGAATATTTCGAAATATAATAATGAAAGCTCTTGAAAAAAGTTATCATAACCCGAATCATAATTTATTAAATGTAAGTGAACAATTAAATAATTGGTCTTCTGTTATTGACTCACTTATTGTTAATCCGATATTAGAATCAATTGAATGGAATATTCAAGATTTTGGTATTTCAGCGAAATTTTCCTTTGAAAAAATCAAAGATCAAAATTATGTTTTATGGCTAGAAATATTAAAAAGAATTTATCATAAATACTCATTAAATTGTCCATCTAAAAAATCAGTTAAAAATTTAATTAATAATTTAAATGAAGGAACCGTTCGATTAACAAGCGACTCCTTAGTATATATAAATGGATTTATTTTAGAAATTAAAATAAATTTATAATATTATAATGCCCGAGGTAGTATTAAACGACTTAGATAGTTATACATCGTTTAAAGATGAAATGAAAAAATTAAATCCTATTTTTTTTGAAAAGATTGAAATCAGTTATAAAGCCAAGGAACAAGAAACAAAATCACAAGAAAATACATTAATATACATGTTTTCGTGTCTTATAAGATTATTATTATTATGTGATCAATTGCACGATTTTGATCAAAACGAGACAAGAAATGCTTTATTTAATTATAATACAGACTATACAAATGCAATATTTGAAAATTTTAAATACTGTTACGATAATGATATTAACTATTTATTTGATACTATATTTAAATCTAGTAGTAGTAAAAAAGATAAACAAGCTAAAAAAGATACAATAGATACGCTTATTATTCTAAAAGTCTCTAATAAAAAAAACCCGAATATACAAGACAATAAGACATTTAAAGAAATTAAAGAAATTGAAAGAATAAACTTTCAAGGTGATAAAAAATATGCCATATCTATACAGATAGTAAACATATGTACTATTAAACAAATTAATCTTCGGGAACATTACCGCGAAAAAGAAGAAGAAGAACAAAAAGAAGAAGACCCGTACTTTGTGCCAAAAAGGATGGGGGATTGGTGGTCACAACTGTCGCCGTGGGAATGTACAAAAAATTATGAATATTTACCAAATGCGTTAAAGAGTATAAATAATAATGATTATTCTTCAAATTTGAATATATTTGTTGATGCCCTAAGTAGTAAATATAATACCTCTATGATATCTAATCTAATATGTGATATTCACAATGATAAGAATAATACAACAGAAATTAAATTTATTGAAACATATGCGTCCGATTACGATGCTGCAAAAACAAGTGGACTCGCATCTTTATTAAAAGATTTCGCAGGAATAAAAGATAAAATTACATATTCTAATATTGAAAATGTGAAGTGTAATTCAGCCGAAGATTATATTAAATTAATGCACGATACAGAATGTATGAATATTAGTCTTAAATTAAAATATCAAGACTCGAATAATACATACTTACCATTAGAATTAATAAAGCTGAAATATGAATCCATTACTAATCCAGATATAAGCTACTCAAAAAAATCTATCGATAAATTAAATAAATTAATAACCTCTCGGAATAAAAACATTGAAAAAAGTGATGATAAAATAACAGACCTACAAGATGTGAACAATGCGTCTAAATTATCTAAGTTCTTAAAATTAAAGAAACATGATTTACTGGATTATCCCGAATTCGGTCAATATTATAGTACAAATATGCAGATTAATACGTTTTTTTCTTATGACTTCACCAAATTAAGTAAAAATTACAAAAAAAATCACTTCCAAAAAAACTCAAATAATACGTCTCTCCCACAAATAACAAAATTTATTAATGAAAAGGATTTTTTATCTTATTCAAAGATAAATGGATCCTATATCATGAATTATAACATGAACTTTGTACATCAAACATTATTTAAAACGATGGGTGATTTTGGTCAAATTTTATCTGCATATATAATATCGAACAAAACCCCAAATAATATGACATATTTTTTAACTTTTGATAGAATGTGTGGTCATATGAGCTCTTTATTTAATTATGGAACTTTATTAGAAGTTGATAAAATTGTCGAATTTCCAATTAATATTTACGTACCAGAAAAACAGATTAAAAAGATCAATATCAAGACATCTTGGATATCTTCTTTCTTTGAACAGTGTGGACGTGTAGCGAAAGATATTTTTCCAAAAAGACTTAGATTGTCTCAGTTCGGAAAATCTGAAAAACTTGAAGAACTAAAAAAATTATGTAAGAAGTATTCTATTAAATTAGATAAAAATTGTGTTAAAAATTTAAAAATTAAATTGGAAGGAAAACAATTAGGATTAAAAGTAAAAAAAGTGAAAATAAGTGTATTAAAACAACAAATAAATCAATTAAAAATATTATCTAAACGATACAAATTAAAATTAGATAAAAATATATTAAAAAATTTAAAATCTTTAATAAATATTCAAATTAAAGCGAAAAAAAATAAAATTAAAATAACAAAAATGGTAAATGGAAAACGAACTTATAAATCAGAAAAAGAATTAAAAAATAAATTAATTTAGTTTATTCTTAATCAAATCGGTGAGTAATCAAATCGGTGAGTAATCAGTATCTTGAATTAAGTACGTTGGGGCATGTTGCCAATAAACTAAATAGTTATCTATTCCATGATGATTAATAAATTCTTGTTTAGTGTATGAAAGTAAGTCTGAACCGTATCTTTCTTCAATTTCGTTTTCATCTTCTCCCGCAGTATGATATGGAGCAAGAGTCCAATGAGCGAAATAATTGTCAATTCCATAATGTTCAATAAATTCTTGTTTGGTGTATGAAAGTAAATCTGTATCATATTTTTTTTCATAGACGATATCCTCTACTTGTTGAATATTTTCTGGTGCTTGATACCAATGAATAATATAATCATTATCCCCATAATAATCAATGAATTCACCCTTTGAATACTTAATTAAATCGGTATCATACCTATATTCAACAGTGATATTATTTTGATTAAATACATATCTACCAAAATGAAAATAAGTAATCTGGTCTATATACCATTCAATATTTTGACGTGTTATTTTTTTTTCTTTATTTTTTTTTTTGCTCGGAACAGTATATGATCTCATTTGGTATGTAAACATGTCAGAAGTTAATGAGTAATACTCTGCGAGTTTTCGGGAATCAGACCCTTTGAACTCTGTAAGAGATTTATTACCTTGTGGCATTGTTGTATTGTTTTACTAATTGTTGAATCGTTTTACTAATTGTTGAATTGTTTTATTTAAGTATTTAAAAATTTGTAAAATATTAATTACAAATTTTTAATAAACTTAATGATTAATTAAAAAGACAATTAAATGGAACAGATGTATTGTTTTGATAATTATATGTTATATGGATATAGTTGCTCAGAAACTAATACTCGTTCATACGAAGAAGAGTTTAAATTTAGAAGATATATATGTTTACAATCATATTCGTCTATTCAGGCAATTAGAGATGTTGAATATTCTAATAATAAATATAAAAAAATTTCTACATTTTTAATTAGAAAATTCCCACCATTGGTTCCGGGTACAAATAATCATTTTACAGAAAAAGAGTGGAACCATGAAGTCAATTATTTTAAAGATAAAATTAAGTCTGCAAAGAATAATAAAATAAAATAAAATGATTATATAAATATGCCTATAATATTTTTAGATAAATTAGACAGTTATAAAATGTTCGTAAATAATGTAAAAGATTTAAATCCCGACCGGGTTATATCAAAAGTTAAATATCTCTATATGTTTTCAACTTTATTACGTTTATTAATATTGTGCGATCAGTTACACGATTTTCACGAAACTGAACCACGTAATACATTATTTAATGATATTAATAGTAATAATAAAATAAAAGAGAAGATATTAAATAATTTTACAACTTTATTTAATAAGGATACAGAGTATATAAAAAATTTATTAGAACTTTCTCTGGAAAATTTAGATGGTATAATAGTTAAAAATAAATATACCTTTAATTTTTATATCGAAGAGAAATTGAAAAAAATAGTAATAACACAACAAATGAAATATCATACAGCATTATCTATAATTGATATATGTGGAATTAAATCTGTAAATATTAAAAAAGAATATAAACAAATTGATGATAAATGGAAATGCACAGACAATTATAAAATCTTAACAAATCAAATCCAAAACACATATGAAATAAATAATAAAAATATGGAAGAATTAAATGTATTTGTAGATGCTGACAAAAGTACATATAATACATCAATGATAACTAATATTATATGTGATATTTCAAATAATATGAATTCCGAAGTGATAAAACGTGTAAATTTTATAGATACTCTTGCATCAGATTTCGATTCTGCTGGAACGAGTAAATTAAAATCCTTGTCAGAAAAATTTAATATGTCTGACAATGTGCAGTTTGTACATAAGGATATTTCTCCGATCATTTTAAGATTAAGTGAATCATTAAAAGTAGTAGATATATTGAATATTGAATATATAAATGTACCTATTAATATATTGAATGATTTGTTAAATTTAGGTTCAGATCCAGAAAGGTTAAAAAAGGTATTAAAAGATTGGACTATCCCCAAAATAAAAGAATTACATTTTTTGATAAATGAAAAAAATCCGAATAAAATCTCAATTAATTTTCAAGATATCAAATTAGCTAATAAAAAAAAGATATTATCCGACCTTCGCAAGGTATTAGTAGCTAATGAAGTGTTAAATAAAGATATAATTGACAATTATAAAGACGTAAAAGAAAAAGATTGGACTATTCCTAAAATAAAAGAATTATATCTCATGATAGACGAAAAAAATCTCAATAAAATTATAACAAAAGATCAGAAGGATATTACATCAGCGAATAAAGAATATATATTAACCGAACTTTACAAGGTATTAGGAGATAATCAAGTGCTAAATAAGGATATAATTGAAAAATATGAAGAAAAAGAACTTGGTATGCGTATTAACCGATTTTATAGTATTCCTGGAAAATTAGATACGGTTCCATTACAAAGAAAATCGAGTGAATGTTCTGTAAGAGGTATAACAGATTATGTAAAACAATATTTGGATGATCCAAGTCAGTTTGTAAAAAATACATTATTTAAAACATTTGGTGATTTTGGTCAAATACTTTCTGCATATTTTGATTCAAAAGTCGACACTTCTCTAACATATTTTATAACTTTTGATGAAATATGTTCATACATGAGTTCTTTATTTAATTATGGTACATTAAGAGAAAATCTGAAAGAATATGAATTTCCAATTGATATTTTTGTTCCAATTGATGATTTTAGTTTGAATATTAAAAGGAGAACAATTATAAATACACTTGCAAAAACTGTAAAGAAAGTTGTTGAACAAATACGTCTTGTTAAGACAAGTCAGCCAAGTTCTCCTATAAAAAAAAACCGATTTGGAGAATCTGAAACACGTATAGAACTAAAAAGATTATGTGTAAAGTATTCGGTTAAAGAAGATAAACACTGTGTTAAAAATTTAAAAATTAAACTTGAAGCTAAAAAATTGGGATTAAGATATAAAAGAATAAAAATATCTAAATTAAAAAAACAACTAAATCAATTAAAAATATTATCTAAACGATACAAATTAAAATTAGATAAAAAATTAATACATAACTTGAAAATACTCATTCGTCTTCAAACAAAAGCTAAAAAAAAACGAATTTCAATAAAAAAAAAAGTAAATGGGAATATAATTTATAAAAATGAAAAAGAACTAATTCAAGAATTGAAAAATAAATAATAAGTAATTATATATGAGAACGTTTGATGAATTAAAAACTTTGTCTGAAAATGACAACTTTAAGAAAGTATTAGATGAATTAAAAGTAAAAGGATTAGATTCATTATTTGATTCAAAGATAGAATCGAATAATTATATTGAACTTTTTTTAAAAGTACTTTTATTTTTTGATAATAATAAGAATATTTTTAAAAATGTAGATTCTGAAACAAAAGAAGATATTCTTGTTTTGTGTATAGATGAAATATTAGAAAGAAATGATATATTTATAGATGAAACTGAAATTGAACAAAATTTACAATTATTAAAAAATTCATTTATAGTTCAAGAGGGATTTGAACTTTTATATGATATATTAGTCTCGTTAATTAAAAATGTTCGAGGATGGTTTAAATCAAAATTTAAAAAAACTCAAAGAATTAAAAAACACGAAAGAATTAAAAAACCCGAAAAGGAAGAAAGAATTGAAAAAACTGAAAGAATTAAAAAAACCAAAGAACTTGAAGTAATTTAATACGTCAACTATAAGGTCGTGTCCTGTCTTTTTCGGTTCGGTTATTATCAATGTAAATGAACATTTCAAATTTCATACATTGCTTATCCGTTTAGTCTTCCCACTGTAACAGTATCAATATCGCATTATTTACTTAAAGTTTAATTCTTTTTTTAATTCTTTTATTGTTTTATAAACACGTTTTCCTCTAATAGTTTTTGTTATTCTAATTTTCATTTTTTTTGTTTTTTTTTGAAGTCTTCCCACAGTAACAGTATCAATATCGACTGATTTAAAAGTTTAATTTTTAATTCTTTTTTTAATTCTTTTTTTAATTCTTTTTTTAATTCTTTTATTGTTTTATAAACACGTTTTCCTCTAATAGTTTTTGTTATTCTAATTTTCATTTTTTTTGCTTTTTTTTGAAGTCTTTTTAATTCTGGAATTAATTTATTTTTTTTCTTTCCAAATAAATTTTCGTCGTGAGTATCAATTGCGGGAGTATTAATGGCATCTTGTAAGTCTTTATGTGCATTTCTAACAGACTCTTGTGCAAGTACATTTCTTTTATATATTGATCTTTCTGGTAAAGAATTAACATATTTTCTATATTCATTATTTATTGTTGGCCAACTTCCAGGACCAATAAAGCCTAAACTTTTATCCGGATATGATTCTGGTCCACCCGGCATCAAAACTCTTTCTTCTGCTCGTTTGAGTGAAGCTTTAAACATTGGTTCAAATTTTTTTCTTAATTCGAGTTCTCTTAAATTTTTTAAAAAAGCTATACCTTCTTCCGATTGTAAAAATGTATTTCTTTGAATCATCTTTTCAATCCGTAAATGATCTCTTTCTGAATATTGCAAATATCGTGGGTCTGGTTGACGAGCACCGATCCGACGTGCAATTAATGGAATATTACCTCCCTCCCATTTATCGGCGGCTGATTGTATTTTTACGTTTCTTTGTATTTCTTGTAATTCGAGAGCGTTCATTATAATAACATATTAGAAGTAAATTATCAATCTATTCATTCTACTAAATTAATTCCAAGTATTAAAAATATTAAACGTTTTTATAAAGGAATTAAATATTAGAAAATAATAATATTTCATTTAAATCCTCCTTATTATCGTCACGTATTTGTTTTGCAATACGCCTAGACATATACGTAAATTGGTGGTATGAACAAGAATTAAAAAAAGAATTAAAAAACCCGAAAAAGAAGAAAGAATTAAAAAAATTGGTAAAATAGTTAATGAGTGAACGAAATTTTAATTAATTTAAGTGTAATCTACAAACCGGGATATATTCATCTGTTCCAATTAATTTTTGTTTTTTTTCAGAATTTATTCTTTTTGTAAAATGGGCTTTTGTTGAGTCCTTACAAACTTTACAAAACGCGTACAGTCTTGTTATATTATCACACATAGGAATTAAATCTAATATTTCTCCAAATGGATTTTGTTGATAATCACCGTCAAGTCCAGAAATATATAATTTTTTATTATTTGAAAGTGCATTAATTGTAAATTTTTTTAAATTTGTAAAAAATTGAGCTTCATTAATACAAATAATTGTATACTCAGATAAATCTAATTCTAAGAGATTTTCAATAAATACACATGGCATACTAGTTTTATCATGGGTAGACATTTCAGTCTTAGAGTATCGTTTATCCTCAAAGTAATTTACTAAGAGAACTTTTTGCTCAATACTTTGAAGTCGTTTAGCAATTCGGAGTAGTTCAGTTGTTTTACCAGAAAACATACATCCGATAATTAAATTTAATTCTGCCATATATTAATTAATGAAATTAAATTTTAAGTAATAAAATTATGAACTTTTACATATTTAAAACGCCGATTTAAACATAAATGAAAAAATTGGGTAGTATCTTCCGTAAAACAAAAACGATGGTTTACACGGTTTTGTATAAATTACAATTAATTAATTACCTTAAATTCTTTAAATACGAATTAATAAAATACGAGAGAAAAATCAATTAAATACGAATTAATTAAATATGTCAACGTTCAGATGCAGTGAGTATGTCTTGGACAAAACAACAAAAAGAATTCGAAAATGTAAAAATAAAAAATGTTGCAATGAATTATGTACAATTCATTATAAAAAATTGATTAATAAAAATGCGTTATTAATTCAAAGTGTTTTTCGTGGTAATAAAATTCGGTCTAAATTAAATAATATACTTGTAAAATTACCCGATGATATTCAGATAATTATAATTAAAAATGTTCGCGAAGATTATTATAATACGAAAAAAAATAATATAATTGATAAGATTATAAATAATAGAGTTCTTAAATCATTAAATACAGGAAATGACGTGAATAATAGAAACAGTTCATATTTTTTGGAAATAAATAAAATATGTCGTCTTTTAAATAAATACAGTAGTATCATAAAAGATGAGACTATTGTAAACTTATTTTATTTAACAAAAATGTATGAACGTGTTGATGAATATGGTATTTTAGTCGTACCGTATGCGGTTGAATAATTTATTGAATTAGTAGAAGTTAATTATACTAATTAAATTCAAAAACACTTAATATTATAGCAAATAAAATCCATATAATGAATGGTATTATTAAATTTTTTGATATTTTATTAGAATTAGTATAAGCAAAACACAACATCATTAATATTAAAAATAAAATATAAAGACTACTCAATTTATTTTTAATACATGAATATAATATTAACCAAGAACACAATAAAATTGTAATTGATAAATATATTAAAGATTGTTCTTTTGAATATATCCACGCCAATCCTAACATAATATATAAAATAGGCCAAATTATCCCAAATATATAACTAGGTGGTCTAAATTTAACTACTTTTCCTGCGTTACTTCCTGGTTTACAAAATAACGTTGTAGAATATCCTGAAACAATGGGTAATAATAAATAAATAATATCCATTTATTATTACTAAATATTATTATTATTATTCTTTTGTACTACCGAATCTTCGCAGTCTTTTTACTGTTCATTTTTACATTATAATATCATTCAATTTAATACTAAGAGACTGTATGTCAAGTTCCTCAGCAATAATTACATTATCTTTTTTATTTAACCATTCTTCGTGATATTTATGACATTCTTTTAAAAAATTTAAATCAACTAATTCATTGGGTCTATTTCTTTTTACTGCTCTTTCGTAAGCAATTTCTGGATTTATTTTTATATAAAAATGTGTAATGTCATAATATTCATTAACTGTATCAAAAAGTAAATTATATATTTGATAATTCAAATCAGAAATTTTATTCTGATTATATAACATTTTTGCAAATACATCTCTGTCTGTATACATGCATCTTTCTGTTACTATAACTAATTTATCTTTTTCAACTTCTTTTAATTGTTTAAGTCTTGATATTAAAGTTGTAATTTCAAAAGGAAATGAATATTCTTTCGGATTATTATAGTATAATTCAAAAATATTTTTTCCTTCCGGGTCTTTTATACTATTCCACAGACTTAGGTCTTCCATACAAAATACAACATTGGAATCTTGGGTAAAATTTTCCATAACTTTTTTAATTAATGTACTTTTACCCACACCTATATTACCCTCGATTGAAATGATTTTTACCATTTTATACTTATTAATATGTTGTTTTTTTAAGTAAAAATTATAATTGGTAGAGATGGGGGTCTGCAGATTAATTTCTGTACCCGAAGTTGGTTTATTAGAAACACATATTATATTTTGACTAAGTATAGGGCCATTTGCCATCACTGGTGTAGCAACTTTAATATCATGAAAAATTGATGTGTAGGATGTATGTTCCGCTTTTCTTTTAGGAACTAATTATTTTTTTAAAAATTTAAGAAAATTTAAAGGTATTAAAATATTATATATTAAATGCATTGGATATATATATTAAAATGCCAGAATGATTATTATTATGTTGGGGAAACAAAGAGGTTATATAGACGATTTTGGGAACATAATGAAGGTAAAGGTGGTCTAAATACGTCTATTTATATACCTGAAAGTATTGTAGCAATTTATAAAGTATCTATATTAGGTAAATTTCTGGAATATAATAATAGAGTGATAAATAATATTTGTAATATTTATTTTAATAGGAATAATAAATTATTGGAAGAGTTTAATAATTTAGATGAAGAATACGATGATGAATATGATCATTTATTTATTGAAAACAACATAACTGAATGTTTAATGTTAAATAATAAAGGTAATTGGAAAAAAATAAGAGGTGGAAAATATACTCGTTTTGATGTTGAATATTCTTTACCAATAAATGAATATATAAAAAATTTACCTTTATGTCATTGCGGATTACCTTGTGATATAAATAAGAATGAACAACATAATTATTTGTATTTTAGATGTGCTAAAAAAAATATGTGGTCTGATATTAAAGAAAAGTTTGATATACAAAATGAACCTTGTCAATATTTTATGAAATATACAAAAGATATAGAATATAAAATATACTACGATAAAAAGAAAAAAATTATAAGAGATTTAGTTAATAAATCATATTGGTTACAAAACTTGGTTGGGGGAAAATTTAAAAGAAGTATTTGTGTTGGTGGTTGTGGTAAAGAATATGATAAGGATAATACTATTCGATATTCACGAAGAGCAATAAATTTATGTTTTGATTGTTTTATAAATAAAAATGATGAATTATCAAAAAAATATAATAAATGTTTAATAGATGATGATGATTAAAAATAGGTGTAAAAAATTTAAAATGATTTTCTTGTATTTTTGTTAAATCACCATCTGATGCATTACCATAAACAAAATATTTCAGTGCAGTTCCATTCCAAAATCCAGCTGAACTTGCACCTGTGTCTGCCTGCCCGGTTGCACTTGCGGGTAAAATAGTACCAATCATATCAGGCTCATTCCAACTTAATACATATTTTGGTTTATTATCGGCACCAATTGATGATCGCATATCATCTAAATATTTCACTACGTCACTTGTCGATTTACTATTAACAGTCCATTGCATAGGCATATATTTAGCTATAATATTATTTTTTTTTCTTATTCGCTACTGCATCTATTATACTTATATCGTATAAATTAGTTTTATTGTATGCTGATTGCCAATCCCAAAATATATCAAGTTCATCTATAATAGCTGTTAATGGTATAGGTCTTGACGGTCCCGGCTTAAATGTATTAACGTTTGAAGCCGGAGCTAAACCAAATTTCACATATTTATTAATTTGTATATGTGACGGTGGGCTCGGACTTGGACCTGGCGGACTTGGTGGACTATCTTTTGTTAATGATATAACACTTGAAACAATACTTATTGTTAAAAATAAGTAATATAAATAGTTTTAAAAACATTATTTTTTATTTTTATTTTTATTTTTATTTTTATTTTTATTTTTATTTTTATTTTTTTAATTGTATGTATAGATATACTAAGTGGGATTAAATTGTGACACTAAAACTGCATGTATAGATATACTAAGTGGGATTAAATTGTGACACTAAAACTACATGTATACAAAGATTCTACTAGTTAAGAGTTATAAAATATTAAATAATGCAGACCAGGTTAATTCTGTTTTAGTAGAATTCGAGCTACCTGTTGCTACAACTGACAAATTCTCCCCACTATTATAATTAATTGAAATACTAGTCACAGAACCGGTTCGATTTGTACCAGAAATAACTAGATCCGAAGTTGATTGATTTACTTGATTATTTCTTAATGTAAATTTATAGCTCTCACCGGCACCTGGGGCATCATTTAAATTTATACTCCATTCTGTTATTTTCCCAGAAATTGGAACACTATATAAACATCCATATTCGTCAGGCATATCTACACACTTACCTCCCCCTATTGTAAAATACCTGGTCTTATTTTTGTCAATATTGTCCCATCTACCACCACCAATTATTAATTTTGAACCAGTGTCTCCTGTATCACCTTGTGGTCCTGTATCACCTTGTGGTCCTGTATCACCTTGTGCTCCTGTTGCTCCGTCTGCTCCTGTTGCTCC